ACGATGCCAATGGCCACAATCATCACACTGATATAAGCTAAACATTGATACAGATGTGTAGAACTTATTGTCTGTCATAGTAATATTACTACTACCGCAAGCGTTACACAGCCTATCTTCTGAGTCAGTACGTATAGCTAAGGATGGGTGTGTATTTTCCCATGCTCGTATGTACATGTACAGCTCTTCGAGCAAAACTACATCGTGTATGTTATACTCTTCCATGATAGCAAAGGCAGCGGGGTCATGGTGCATGACACGCTTCCACAAGTTAAACCCTTCATGCTCTGTCTTAGTACCAAGGCCTAGATACCCACACACTGCATCCAATCCATTGGAAGGAAAGCGGAAACGCTTCTTTAATGTCTTGAGTGTGTCTACAGTCTTATATGGGGCAGGAGGCGTAAGACCGTAATAAACCATACGAGTGTTAATAATAGGAAAATCAAACTTATCTCCATTGTGGGCAATTAACACGTCGTACTTTTCCATCTCTTTTGCTATCCAGCGTACTAAAGTCTCATCGTCCTCAACGTCACCTACCTGCCAGTTAGCAAGGAAGTCTACACTGTCGTTACCTAGTTCCTTAATGGCACATGATAGAATAATAGTCTCTGATTCTACCTGTCGAGGGAAGATATTCTCTTTCCACCTACGCCATACCCAAGCAAGGGTAGGACTTGTTTCAATATCAATGACGCCTATACGTGGGCCTTTTGACGTAGTGATTGCAGTACGTAAGTAGTCACTGACTGTACTACGTGGCTTTTCGATAGCCTTTGCTATATCTCTCCATGACATAGCTTCAGTGTTCGCTAGGTGTAGTGCTGCTTGCTTCCAATCATTACTCATAACATTCCTTAAGTAGGGAGGACATGATCTCTACTGCTTGATCATACTCTTCTTCAAACATATCACTATCTTCTGCTCGTAGTTCTTTTAGTACGGCTAGTACGTGCTCTACTTCTAATCTAGTTAAGTTGTACATGACATTTACCTTAGTCCTTTTTTACAATGGTAAGTATTTCTGTAAAATTAGGTCTTGCAACTTAGGGTCCATGTAAGCATAAGCGTCCCTTATGTGTAAACATTGTACCGGAGTACCGTCTGTTATCCTACCTTTCAGCTCTGCTTCTTGCATACCTGTCATACATACTACAACATCAGCCCAAGCAAGTAGTACATCATCTACTACAATTAGAGCAAAGTCCTCGGAAAGCCCTGCTGACCTAGTGTTGTGTCCATACTCCCTGTTAATTACAACGCTGGCTGTAGGGCTGCGTAATAGGCCAGCACTGCATACGCACAGTACTTTAGGTGATGGTCCTTGACTAGGGGTTATTGGTGTTATGTAGTCTATTAAGTTTCATTTAATTTTTCCATTCATTAGGTAAGGTATTTAAAGTGAACCATCTAAATCCATTCAGTTCTGCCCACTCCTTGTGTGTTAGCTTAGTGCCATCCTTTCTCTTACCGGCACCTGGCATGGGCACATATGGATTCATAAAGACAAATACAATTTCTATTTCAGGATTAGATTTCTGTACTGCTTGATACTTACGTGCCTCTTGCCTAGTACGAAATCTTCCTTTAGCTTCAATGAACGTAGTAGGGTCTGCTCTAGGTACAAAGTCTGGTATGTACTCTGCTTCCCATGTGTACCATACACGGCATGGCTCGTAGTCACATGCTGTTAGTTTCTTCTTTAGAGTTACCTCGAACTTTGATCTTGGCATCCATATTACCTTTCATTCTTTTAATGTTCTTATACCTAGAAAGACGAAACTCCACAGCACCTTCCTGCAATGCTACTTTAGTGGCTAGGCCTATGTATGAAGACTTAAAATGTCCAATAGGTTCTAGTACATTTTAAATTTGGCAACTACTTTTAGTAATTCTTTTAGGTAAGAAGGATCATACTCAGATAACTCCATTACAAGGTACTCAAAATCAAAGTTATCACCTTTATATTTATAGGCTCTTCCGTCTTCTAATTCAAACCAGCACTCATCTCTTAACTTATATATACCTGCTCTATTATAATAAGGCTCTGTTTTTTATAGTAAAAAAGTGTATGGTTCCTGATCTTTTTATTGAAGGCTGAGTTGGAGGCTTGCCACTTATGTAAGGGTAGTACTTTTAAATTACTCATGGCCTTGCTCTTCTACGGGTTCATGGATAGGTGGCATCCAAAGGTCATCGGGTTGTCGCCACATCCATAGCAAGCGGCCTTGATCTAAGAAGTACTGCCAGTCGTATCCTTTATCTTCGTATACTTTCCATACTATACTACACATACGCTCTGGTGTCAAGGCATTTTGCAGGATATCCTTAGCTTTTATTGCACCTATGCCCTTGACTCCTTTGATATTGTCAGTAGGATCACCACTAAGTAACTGACGATAGAAGTTAAGATCAGCTTCCTCTGTTGTAACATAGTAAGCCTTGGCTGCGTCGTAGTTGTAATGCCATCCTGCTGTGTTGTCTAAGTCCTTATCAATAGACACAATCACATTAGTAAGGGGATTAGCAAGGCACTCAGTAGCTAACTATATCATCTACTTCACAACCATGAGACTCTACTGCATCCCAGGCAGACAGTAAGTACTCACGAATCTCCTGCTCATGTATAGGCCTAGATGATTTGTCTCTCTGTCCTTTATAGTTAGGGTCAATGTCATATCTAAAGTTATCCTTACCACTAATGTATACACCATAGGTAATACACCGTGGGTGATTAACTATCTTTTCCATAAGGTGCTTAGTATTAGCAAGGCTATGACTTAGTGGTCCCGCTGTCTTTTCCATCCAGAACTCGTACTCGTCAACATCTTCTCCTGCAAATTCTATTGCTTCCGCCTTGTACTGAAAGTTAGCAACTGCCTGTCCATTACTTCCTACGTACCAACGCCGTACCTCGTTAGCACAGCCTGCCTTGTATATTACAGAATCAACGTCAATTAAAAAGTGCATACTATCCATGCCTCCAAAGGTTTAAGAAGAGTTAAGGCCACATGACGTGGCCCCGAGGGTATTAATTAAGTGTAAACTCATCTTCATTCATCAGCTGGCTCAACGCACTATCCATATGATTTGCAATATAGATTGCATTGGGTAGAGCAGACACTGTACTCTCCTCTGTCTGGTATCTCTTATTAATTACTACCCAGTTCATACGTTCAGCGTTGTGATAAACTTCCGTGCGATACTTACGAACTTCATAAGTACTGTTACTGTAGACTACCGTATCTTCCATAACTGCTTCCTTAAAAGTCACCTTCTGGTGTACCCATGGACTTCTCTAGCTCTTCCTCGTACACACCACCATTAGCTACAACCTTGTCACACTTGACGTGGAACTGGTTCGTAAGGTCATCAATGTATGCCATTACAGCATCAGCTTGGTCACCCTTCTTAGGTGGAAGAGCAAGGGCACCATTAGACACAAGCAAGCTTGCTACCTCAATAGCTGCATTACGTGCTGACTGGTACTGAATAGACAGCTGAGTAGCACCGTATCCTCCACGACCTCCAGCCTTAGCAGGAGCTGCTTCAGGGGCGGGAGCTGGTGTCTCTGCTGCTGCTGGCAAAACACGTACAGAGGGTACTACTACGTTCTTGAATCGCCCGTTCTCTTTCCAATCAAAGCTAATAGTCTGCCCTTCTGTAAAGGAAGGAGCTGAAAAGCCATAGCCATACCACTCACCACTTACTACAATGTTGAATGCTTTGCCGTTGTTTGCAATTTTTTCTACTATACCTGATGTATTCATAATACCTCGTAATTATTAAGATACCCACTCGAATGGCGGGTCTATTGACTCTGTTGTTTCTTCGCCTTCACTCCAATGTGAACCAGCTTTAAAGCCAGTACCCAATGGCACGTTGAACTCTATATTATACACTGCTTTAAGGTAATTGTAAACAGAATGTGTAAAACAATCTACACTTATTTGTCGTACTTCTTCTAGCTCATCAGGGTGTACCTCCATTATAGCACTGTCATGCACTGTGTTAACGATGAAGCTTTGCATACCCCTGTTACGTAGCTCATGCCACAGGTATGTCAAAGCAATGGGAATAATATCTGCTGTAGCAAAAACTCTGAACAGGGTAGTTGCATATCTGTGTAGAATTTACAACATAGCTCGACCCTCGCTGGACTCTAGTTCCCGGATAGTAGAACACGAGGCCTGTAACTGTGCGTAGTTCTTGAGTTGCGAGTGCTTCGTCAATCCAACTCTGTTGGGCAGAAGTAATACCCGGATACTTCTCTTTGAAAGCTGTGTAATAGGTTTGTTCAGCATCTGTTCCACTTGCACCTCCGAATAACGGTTTAAAGGTATGGGCCTTTGCCTCCTGCCTAGACGTATCTTGTCCAGCGTCTGTCATAGTCTGTGCAGAATAACTATGTACATCGAAGCCTTCACGTATGTCATTAACTGCGCGCTTGTCTTGTCCAAGGAACGCAGCAACACGGAACTCTAACTGAGCACCATCAATCTCTGCTACTAGCCAGTCAGTAAAACGAGCAGTGAATAACTTCTTGTACTCTCGTGGTTGGTTTTGAAATTGAATGCTGTACTTAGAACCACTGCTACTAAGGCGTTGTGTTCTAGTTCTAGTCTGGTTGAATTGTGCTAAGAGAAGGTCACCATTGTCTACACACTTCTTGTATGTATTAAGGGACTTGGTTAACTTAGCATTGAGATTAGCATACTCAGCATACAATGTCAAGAAGGATCTTTGACTCTCGCTCTTGCCTTTCAGACTAAGAATGGTAGCACTGTCGGTCTTGTATCCACCGGCAGGCGTCTTCTGTATCTTGCCTCTCTTGATAGGTTCAGCAATACCTAGGTCTTCATAGATATATGTACCACGTTGCAGTGGTGAGTTAAGATTGATACCTCCTGTAATCTCACCCAGTTCTCTATACTTATCGTTGAACCGTGTCAGTACAGACTCATACTCTGCGTTAACTCTATCCTCATCAAGAGCTACACCATTACGTTCTATGTCTGCTAGTACCGGAGTAAGTATACACCGTGTCCATAGTACGGGCAGCTGTCCAGAATCTCTTAGCCTTTCTCTCTGCTTTAAAATATCGCAAGGGTTGTGTTAACATCATAGATGCAGCGACGTTGTAGCATTGACTTAGGTAATTCAGATGGACATACTCCTCCCTTAATACACTTGTCAACATAGGCTTCCTTACCACCTAGATTGTAACTACTGGCCACCACGCCGAGGCCAAGACCCACACTAAGGCCGCCGTTAAGAACATATTCACCAATAAGCGTATCGTACACTTTTGACTTTTACCCCAAGTCCAAGCCAGCACGGGCCAGCCATTGTAACTCGAACTTGGCGTTGTGACAGACAATGAAATCTGCTCGTTCCAGTGCCTCAATAAGAGGTCCAACATCATACTCGGTTCCCCATAGTATTCTTGTTGTATAGTTATCTCTTTGTCCGAAGGGTCTACTACCTCCGACTTCCTCTGTTCCTTTAGTTCCCATCCCAGCCACATGGGTATTCCATACAGAGAGCACAAGTCTGTTGCTCTCATCGAGGGCAGATCCTTTGCTTTTATTTGTAGTTTCAAAGTCAAGCACGATGTAGTTGTCTGAGTCATAAGGCATCTCCTGTAAAAAATCTAACATAAGTCACTGTTTACCTCCTATCTTTAAGAGTTAACCGGCATTATCAAGAGCTGTAGACAGGTTCTGCAGTTCATCTAAGCCGAGTATAGTAGCCATAGATCCTCCCCAGAGAGGAGATGCTTGCATAATCACTTGCCTCATTGATACTACTCTATTCGCGTGACCTGTAGTACGCAAACCTAAAAAGACTACCCTTTCATCCTCTGTTACTCTTGCTATGCCATATCTGTAAGCGTCAGGGCCCAAGCTACGCCATGCAGGGCCAACTTCTACACCATACTTCTTTCCCATTGCGTCGATTATCTCTCTAAACTTGTCAATATCTACATCTTTAAAGTCAAATGCTACATCATAAATTGACATTCATACCTCCTGTTATACTCAGTACTTTAGATAAGTGAGGGTCAATGATCACTGGTATGTGGCTATGATCAGAGCTAATTTTATTCTTAGTCAGGCATAGCATACGCTTATTCTGTTGCTCATACGTATCATCCATGCCGATACCAATCATAATATCCATCTGTCCTTGAACACCTACGTTACTGTAGTACATATCATTCTTTCTATACCAAGCTTACCATAGGCACTGTCGCTTGCTTGGTGTACAATGATGCTAACAAGGCCATACTGTTTGGCAATAGATCGTATCTTGAGAGCAAGGTACTCATTCTTTTCTACCTTAGTAAACATGGCGCGTGTCTCCATGTTAGCCATCTGGTCTACTATAAGAATGTCAGGCTCGTACTTATCTACCATGCGTTTAATATCAAACACACTGCCCGGTGCCATCTCATAAAATACTAAGTTGCCATAGCCATTGTTATAAGCACGTTGCCTAGCTTCTGCTTTGTGCAGCATCATCTCATCACGAGTCATGCTAGATAACCGTGAGTAGAACCTGCTAAGCATGGACATGGCGGGGGTCTTCATTTGCCACAGTACAGTACCTTATACCCCATCCTTCATAAAACCACAAGCAGCGTTGATAGCAATAAGACTCTTGCCTACCTCAGTTGGTGCATAGATAGCTATCTGTGTGCCGGGTACTACACCACCGCCAAGCTTCTCATTAAGAGAGAGGGGGTATACCTTGATTAAGTTGTCCCTATCAAATGCACGTAGTACATCATCAATGTCTGTCTGAATGAATACGTTACCATCATCATCAGCTTCAGCCATCTCTCGATAGTGATTAACTTTTTCAAGGTAGTGCTCAATCTCCCTGTCCTGATTACCAAGCAGTGCCTCTGCTAGACGTTGCTGTGCAGCATTGAGCTTAACCTTGCGGAACTCAGACAGTACGTTAGGTATCGACACCTCTTGCAACGTACGAATTATGCCTTCAAAGGTATCGCTATGCTTAGGGTGGTCACTCTTGATATGATCAATTAGAAATTCTTTATCAATGTGATCAGCATCAACATCATTGTCGTAGTACTCTTGTACCTTATTAACAATGATTGCACCCTGATCAGAGAAGTCCTCATCAGGGTCCATGACTGGACCAATGCTATCATACGCTGCTCTGTCATGTATCAGTGCCGATATTATACGGCTCTCACTCATTCAACCACCTCTCCTGTAAGTTTATCTACTATTTTTTGTAAATCTTTTGGTCTAACTCTAGCTGTAAAACTACTATCATAAGAAGAATAAATCTCTTCTGCTAAGTCTTCATTGGTGTTGCAGTACAGCGCTAGTCTAATCTTAGGATCGGTTTAGTTTCTTCTCTAGCATAACACTGTAACTGTGTAGATAACAGGGATTATAGCAATATAACTCTAACCCCTCATCATACACAAAGCTAAACGTATCATCATCGGTAATGGCCTGTCGCACAAGGCGACGAATAGCACCCTTAGCTATATTACTACTTTTAAGTTCTAGAACTATCCGAAACATTAGGGGATACTTCCCATGTATACACTTGTATAAGTCACGGTTGTTAAGTTCGTGAAGGATTGCGGGCATATGGGCAGAAGAGAAGCTGATGTAAATACCTTTAGAATTCATGCTTACTAGGTAGTAAGATGCATGTGTAGGGGTATCCCCTTTAAGTATCTCAGCATATAAATTTGCTAGGCTACCGCTACTAATTAAACCACTTGGATACATGCTCACCACTTTCATTAAACACCTCCGTGCTCTACCACTGTTAAGTATTGCAAAGGTTTTACTCATGTAAAGGTCTCCTCTAATTGAGTATCAGACATATCTTTAGGGTCTTTGTCTACAAATACTACGTCAACTTTGTCAAACAACAAGGCAACCTTGCGCTTCATGCGAGCAGCCTTGGCTGTAGCATCTGCATCTAGCGTTATAACTAAGTGCTTGACACCAAGCTTAAGCATGTGGCCTATGTCACCTTCCGTTAGGTTAGTACCCAGTAGAGCACATGAAGGATGGTGCTTAGCAACAGCTTCTGCACTTGGCCAGTCTTCTACAATAACTAGACTACCACTAAAGTTCTCTCTTGTCAACAGAGGAAAGTGAAGAAAGGGTTCGGTACTTTCTGTGTCGTGTAGTATGTTGATAGCTTTGGGGCCAGACCACCAGTTGTTGAGGCCATCGTAGTGACGTTGTACGTAGCCTAGCTCTGTACCCCAGTAGGACAGCACAGGGTACAGTACCATGTGTAGCCTAGACTCCCACATAGGAGGAATGGAGGTGTGCTGTACGGGCAGGTACTGGTAAGCTTCTTCTGGTAACGCTGCTATAGTTAACTTAGAACTAGGGGTTCTATTCTTATGCAAGGCCTTGCCTACACCGAAGGATACAGTACCATTAAGGAACCCCTTAGCGCCACAGTTAGCACGAAAGCATTGGAACCATGTACCCTTATCGCTGTTGAGTACAGCCATACATTTCTCTCTGCTACTACCACCATTGCAAGAGGGGCAGACAATGCGAACACTACCTCCCCTGTTCAGGTGGCCCTTGATTTGCTGCTTGATCTCTTTCTTCAGGTGATCGTCCATTTGCTTTTACCTGTATCCTAGTCAGTATCTCTCCTATTGGGTTTCCCCCATCGTCAATACTTACAACGGGTAGGTGGTGGCTTGCATACTCACTTTCTAGTAAGTAAAAGCGCCTATGCCACAGAAGACATACCATAGTACAGTGTTCTGTCTCCCTATCTGCATGTATATCAACAAAGCCTAATGAAACTAAGTATTCTTTCCTAATTTTTAGCACCAAGTGTACTGTTAAGTTCTAGGTTAATACAAGCGCATGGAAGTTTAGCTCCTTTACGTTACCTTCCTCGTCAGTCATCTCTTCATCAAACTGAGGGTTGCATGTCTTACATTCAGGCATACCAAAGGAGTCAAGCGGCACGTCACTGCAACAAGCATCACAGAATTTAGTTCCTGCCGTATCATACACGTCTACGTCTGTGTCAATCATGTCACTATCAAATACATCCATTAGGATTTATCCTTTACTAAGTCGCTGAAGTTTATGATTGGGGATGGGGTGGTGCGCTGGCGTTCGGGGTGGTACATTAGCCAATACCCATAAGTATATCTTAAATGGCACGGTATGGGTCCATGTTGTGTAGTATCTCGATTAAAGACATACTCTCCTGCTGTTATAAGAACTTCTTTCATTTTCATAGCGTCTGCTGCTGTTGAACAGTATATTGCATATGTTCTAAGTTTTTCTTATTCATTGTGTTATATCCTATTGACAAGTAAAAGATTGTATGATATAATAAATGCTAATAGATACATATATATATATAAATACATATAATATATAAAATACCATACATATACATGCATGTCAAGTATTAAATTCTTTCCAATCATTTGAATATACTACAGGAGAATTATCAATAAACCTACTACCTTCTTCCATGTAATAAATCCATGCACTCACCTGCCTACCACCACCACAGTCTACTAACGTCTGCTGCCTATTATAAAAATCAGGATAACCTTCAAGACCATCCAGTCTTTTGAATGTAGTAGGATCTACTTCATACATCTCGACAGTAACACCATGATCACCGCCTTCTATGATAGCAGGGAACCCACCAAGGCTATGCATAGTAAACTCTTTCAAAGTAATACCATCTGATACAAAGTCTGCTGTCTCAAGCAAGCGGTTGTTACCAAACCCTTTACGAAGTGATCCGTATACTGCTACAATTTCTTTATTCATGAAGTAACTCCAGTTAGGTTAATAGCTTTTCTTGTTTTGCAAATATTGTACAAATTTTATAATCTCTTTTCTATCGGGTAGTCTATAGGAAAAGACCCATACGTCCCTTTCAGGGCTGAATACAAAATGCCAGTTACGACTCCAATTATTAACAAGATCCGGTGATGCTCCCGGAGAAAACCTTTGACCTTTTTTCTGCATAGCTGCTTTAACAGCCACGTACTGTACTTTATTTTCTATTGGAATAGCAAAGTCTTTTATATCTCTCATACTTTTTATCCCTCGTATCTTTTAAGAAAATCTCGGCACTCACAATGGGTATTTTTACTCCCGAAGCCGAAGCTTGGTAGAAGTTATTAATATTGATGGGGTTGGCTCCGTATTTCAACTTACCATCACTGCCTCTACTTATTACATAGCCGGTATTTCTGAAGGTCCAGACGTTGCCGACAGGCGGAGTATACCCCATAGCTTGTAGTATACTTACGCATTTCAGTCCTTCCCTGCGATCCTCAAGGTAACCGCTAAGCGGGGATACTCTTTCATATAAAGTTATCCAGTTCTGCTAAGATAGATTCAATGTCAGCTGTTGGGGCAGCTTCCTTCTTAGGCTCATCACTAAAGTCAGGCTTATCTACAGTAAACTTAGTAACATCATCGTCATTGTCAGGGTTAGGTATGTTGATAGCTAAGCTAAAGCAGCCCACTAGGTTGCCGCTGTTGCTGTTTTTAGACACAGCTGTACGTTCAAAGTCAAAATATTCACAGAAGTTTTCCATGCTAATGTCGCCAGCGCTGTCGCTCTGCCGCCACGAGCTGCTACTGCGGTCAAGGTCCTCCCACTCACCGAAGTTAAGAACACAGTCAACTGCCACTAAAGTTCCGCTACATTCACCAACAACCTTAGTCATCAAGTCCTTATACATGTTGTGTTTCTGTCCAAGGGTAAGCTTACCAGTACCGACCCCACTAACTCGAAAGTCATGCATGAAGTGTGCCCCACAGCAGTGGTTAACACCAGAAATAGTTACTGAAATAGATACATCGTAATGAGTAGTTGTTGCTTTTGACATAGTATTATCTCCTAAGAATTAGCTAAGTTAGTTAATGCATTTGCATAGTTAACGAGGGTAGTACCGGTAAGGCCCGGTGCTGTGTTTACTTCTAGTACATAATATGTTTCTTGGTGTGCATTAAATATCACATCAACTGCGCCAAAGTCAAGCCCTAACTCATTTACACAGCGTACACAGTCAGCTGTTACAGCATCAGGGAGTACTACTCCTTCACGTCCAAATATAAATCCATTGGAGTGGCTACGTACCTGCCAATTAACTTGTTCGTCAGGTATGTCAGTCCTTCGCATCTTTTTCTGCACATCAATGACAGCGTTACCTACTACATGTACCCGGTACTCGCTAACCTTCTTGATATACTTTGTGTAAAGAGGAGCCGGTACTATCATATCAGGAATTGGAGCCATTACAATGCCCCGACCACTGCTGGCACGGGTCAATGTACGACATACTACAACACATCCTTCGTCGGTTGCAAACCATTCCCTTGCTGTGTCAATGGAGGTAGTGAAAGGAGGTACTGTTAGATGATCAAGCCTCCCCTCTAACATACTAAGGCAGGTTACTTTATCAGAAGCATTAGCTACGTGCCGCGCTAGGTTCAAGACTCGCCAGTATCTAGGTGTCAAGGTAGTGTTACCCCAGTTAATGATAACGTCACTAGGTCTAGCTCGAAAGCTACTACCTTCTTTCTTTAACCTAAAAATACCCATAGTACGGGCAAGGTCTCGGGCACTGGCACTAGCAGCATGGTAAGGAATTAGTCTAGTTCTCATCTTGCAGCACTCCTCTTAAGAATTTCTCGCATGTCTTTCACCTTGATTTTCTGAGGAATAACATAAGGATTCTCTCCATCAATAGCACTCTCCTCTATCAGAATAGCCCACGGAGAACGTGTCCCCCGACTCATCAATATACAAACCATATCTACACCAGCTAGGGTACTGGTAGGTCAATCGTGCGAGGCCATTTACCTTGCTTTTAAGAGTTAGTCTACTCAATTCCATATAGGTGCTAACTGCTATACGTGGTGTATAATATAACTTTAGGCTCATGCTGTTACCGCTCCAAGTTCTTCATATTGTTTCCAGCATACATCTCTATGTATAGGCTCTCCATTTTCTGCTACCTTAGCATCTAGAAGGGCTGCCATATCAAAAGGATCACCACACCAAGCGCAACCATGCTCAATAACTTCTGGTATCTCATGAGATAAGAATAATACCCCATCGACATGGATGTCCTTAAGCTGTTCATTGGATGAGAGTGAGTGCTTTTTTTCGTAGTATTCCTCCACACCAGCGCCCTTGTTTAACTCTGCAAACCCCATCTTAGATATTCGTGATGAGGATAGGCAGGTTATAGGGGTACGGGATGAGCCCCAAGTAGTACGACCTGACACTGTGCTAGTATATAGGTAGTCAGGAGAGGGCTGGTCAGTGTTGGGCTCCATGGTCACTTGATTGCGAGATACACCGTATATAATAACACCCTTATTATTAGTAATGTCATTACCGAATAGGTTGCCCATGCTAGAATTTTGTCTATACGTTTCAAACTTACTGGCAACAAAGTCTAACTCTTGATCCATCTTATACCCCTCTTTTCCTAACTGATCTACAACATAGTCAGAAACATTACCAGTACGTCCAGGTTTATGCGCTGATTTAGCAGGGTAATGGTAGTAAGAGTACGTTTCTTTTGGGGGCGAACCGCTCGAATATAAGGCTATCGAAGCCTGTAATTTTTTTACTGAGATCGAGCACGTGATGCTGGCCAACAGGCAGAGTCATGAAGACAGGGTTATGAATCTTATTACGATCCAAGAGCCACCGTAGCATTAGTTCTTCTGACGCCCAGTAAACAATGCCATGAGCATAGGCTAGACAGAGAGGCCGCTCGTCGTTACGTGCAAAGTTAAGGGTGTTGTTCCTAGTGTCATGCCAGACTAGAGAGAACGCTCCATCTAGCTCTTCCAGTACATCCTTAGCTCCTAACTGTGACATAGCATAAGCAATGTTCTCACTGTCTACAGTAAACTGACTATGCTTTGGTAGCCCTCGCTGTGTTACTAACGTGCCGTTATGTACCAAGGTAACATCACCATGAGTAAAGGGGTGAGCATTCTCATCGTTCACTTGCCCCTGAGTAGCCGCCCTGTTATGTCCGATGATAGCATCAGCATAAATATCCAATAGACTACCGGCACGTTTTAACTGAAGGAAGTCAGATGCATTCATTGCTCGCTTGTATGTAGCTACACTATTATCTTTAATAGAAGCTACCCCTGTACTATGCATGCCCCTAAACTGATCAGCAATAAGCATCTGGGCCATGATCTTTGTACTGGTAGCGGTTAAGTTACCAGCCACACCTACTAATCCACACATTATACTTTATCTCCATAGTTTTTCATATAAAGTTATCCAGTTCTGCTAAGATAGATTCAATGTCAGAAGTGGTTGCTGTCACACTTTTTAGCAGGCTCAGGCTTGTACTCCTTAGCCTCACGCAGTAGGTCAATCACATTGATGTAGTTATTATGTGAGTACCGTTCATATACACCGTCTTCAAGTACAACGTTAGCTTTCTGCCTAAATACACGTTCAGCAAAGGCACTAGCACCCAATGAAGCATGTGTTCCTACTTGCTTAGGATTCTCTACGTTCTCTGCATACCGGAACATGGTAAGCAATACGTTAACCCACTCACGGATACGAGTAACGCTAGTCGTACCTTCATGGGCACGAAACTCAATGCTACCACGTTCAATGATAGATCGTAGGTTAATCCCAGTGTACTTGCACCACTCGTTACATGCCCTAATGACATCAGTTGTATTCCTAGGACGTACTATCTGGCGCATCACTGGCATCTGCTCAGTAGCAGCACTAACACCGGGGCAATAGATGTTATCGTAACGGTTCTTGCCGCCCCAGTTTATATAGTGCAGACTCAGCTGCAATGTATGTAGTCAGTACGTTACCTACCTGATTGACAGTCAAGTCACGAGCATCAACATGGACATGCACACTGGTACGCTCACTTGCATTAACTTCGGGGTGATTATAGAATACACCAGATAATTCATGTAAGGCTTTCTTCAGGTCGTTACCAGCTAGAGGTTGCCTTAGTACTAGCTCTGCACCGCTATTACGCAGACTATCGTCAGGTATAACTCTCCAGTATTTGTATGCCTCATCGAAAAGACTATGTGCATTTTCTAACTCAACTTCAATACCTATACAGCGGTTGCTTGAGATGGTAACATCAGGCAAGAAGCTGCGTATCTCTGGCTGTTGCTCAAAAATCTCATGCATTCTGCGATCACGGGTTGACATTGGCAGCCTCCTCAAATAGTGCCCCTATCTCCTTATCTTTGATGAGTATGCCACCGTCCTTATACTCTCCTATTACCTGAGTACGGAACATAACTACAGGATTAACATACTTTACATTCTTACGTATCCAAAAGTTACGATCAAGGGCACCTCCATTAATCGAACCAGACTCAATGCCTGCAATAAGGGCAGCATATCCTATGTAAGTGGGTTATACATAGCCCTAACAAGAGCAGGGTCAAACTTCTTATTGCCTGTAATAACAAGGTGCCTTGATGTTATGCCCCGTCGCCACTGTCGTTGTGCTTGACGTGATACAAACACTGCGTCGTTATCACTCACTGTTACAGCACCGCTATCAGGGTAGGTAAGTACTATCTGTGGGTCGTTGATACTAAAGCTACGTTCCTCCCTCTCGTCATCAAAGTATATGATAGCATTAAAATTATTACGCTCAGTTGCACCAAGAACGAACAAAGGATGAACTTTATTAGCATCCTCATCCATGAATCCAAGGTATGTCTCAGCATATGTACGGTTAATATCTTCTGATGTCATGTCAATCACTATCGAATACCCCTTCACGTCTTGCAGCAGCTGCTATGTCGGCCCAGAAGAGGTGACCCTCCATACTGTCGCTCCATGAAAACCCTCCGTCATCCTCTTCAAAATGAGTACACCTAAGAGGTGATGCCTCTAATTGTATGAGATAGCTCCTAAGATTTACACAATTAGCAGCAAATTCTCTGTGTATGTTTTGGCCCCTAAGAAATACCAATAGCTTACTTGCTATAGGTCCAGGTACAAATGTATCACTCATCATCCTTATCCTCGACTGAAGTACGAAACCTACGATTTAACCCAGACCAGAAGGATCTGCCCTCATTAGATTCAGCCCAAATAAACCCTCCAACGCTAGGGTTCCAGCCATCGCTAAGTCTATCAGTTCTGTTCTCGATAGTATGTAGAAGTTTTTCAAAGTCACGGCATTGGGTAACGAAGGACTTAAGAACATCCTCTTTCTTGAGAAAGATAAGAAGCTCTCTTGCTGCTGGACCTTTGTTATACTTACTCATTACGGCATCTCCAATTTATATTTCTTAATCAATAACTCCGCTTCACGTGGCAGGTTATGGTTAATGCAATCCTGAATACGATCAGCATCACCAGCAAGGCGCTGGTCACTGAAGTCCACTGACTGTACTGCCCTATGATACACCCATTCGATAAGATCAGTATGGTTTAACCAGAAGTTAGACAGTGAGCGGTACTCTACACCGTAAGGCTTGTGCCTTATCGCCCCCGCTTTGCCGTACATAGTACGTCTACGAGCATCCTCATCAAGAATAACAGACGGTATGCCGAGAAGCAGATCGAGCACAGTGCCGATACGCATGTTCTTTTTGATTCGACGGGTTGTCATAGCCAACATGTACGTGTCCTCCTGCTGTACGTAAGGTAGTGCGGGCACTGGGAGCAGAGTTCTTCTCGCCAGTGTATGTGCTGTAGTCAGGGTCACACCCAAACATCATAGCAGCACGTCCACTACGCATTAGCTGTTGCTTGGTGAACTCATGGCTTGAGATAATAGCTAGCTCGAATGGACTTACACGTTCACGAAGCTGGCCCATCACTGTCTTAAGATTAGATACAAACTCTTGGCATGTTGATGCGGGGTCAGTGTTAAACTCTGCAAGTACGTTGTCTTCTTGCAATGCCCCACACATAACAGCTATGGGATGTGACTTAGTGCCACCAACGTGCCCAATGGCAGATATAATCTCACCAGTAGGGTCACGAAGAAATACTTCTGGATCAGAACCAATAGTAATCATGTTGTTACTCCTCTACAGTATGGAATGAATCGTTTTACTCATGATACCACCACTTCATAGCGAGTATCTTTAAACTTTGGCAAAATGATTGGGTTTTGCTGCCACCGGACAACTAATGCTAAATTAGCAGTGAGCCCATACGCATTAGCTTTGTTTTTATGCCATCGTGCCTCTTTCATCGTCTTGTATATGAATGTACCCTTTGTCATGTTACCTACTCCTACGACCGGTGGCCGATTAACGAACGGGAATTTCTACAGTCCACTTGCCATTGATATCACATACCAGACGGCAGAATGTACCAGTAGCACAGATACGCTTGAAATTCTTGAATGCTTCTTCTTCATTGGGAAATTTTAGCTTAGTGTATATCATACGTTACTTCTCCGCATACATCATGTCAGTGTATGAACGCATAGTCTTAGGAAAGCTGCGCTGCTGTTTGTCTATGATCTTACACCTCTCCCCCGCAAACATACCCCGCATTAGCTTTGATGCCTCGGCATGAGAGATGTCATGTATCATCATGTCTTTCTGGTATCTCTTGCGTATGATTAGTATAGCCATGCTTCTTACTCCTACTTTAACAGGTTAATAAGGGCACAAAGAATTGCACCCAACATGAATAGCAGCGGCACTAGATAGCCACGTAGGTGGCACGTCCTGAGCTGTCAGGAGCTACATGCCACGGCTCACCGCTTGTATCTTGTACATGCGAGGGACTGTACACCCTACCCACAATAAGCACCGTGTCGCCCCGCTTAGACGGCACACGGGACAGTAACCTTGCGCTTCTCAGGGTACTGCAATGCCAGACTACGTGCCTCACTACGTGACAGTTTACGTACAGGAATGGTGCAATCTTTCATAGCTTCAGCGAATACGTTCATGATAGACTCCCCTTCACTTTGATAAAGGGTACACCCTTATCTGTCTTGATTGTGTGATCAACACCCCACTTGTCTGTGTATGTAGAGTACACAGGGTTAGCACCTATGTATGTACGATCACTCATGACTATCGTTTGTTTCTGTGCTTGTGACATAGTTCTATACCCCTGTTATGTAGAATGTAATTGCAAACAAAATCAAGATGGCGAGGCTTGCGATAGTGTTACTCATGATACCACCAATACAAAGTAGTCCCGTAATTGAACCGTGATCACAGCCTTGAGACCATAAACCCGAGCATCAATCTTGTGACCTACTGCGTCAGATAGTGACTTGTAAAAGAATATACCCTTCTTCATGCCACCACCACTACATGCACAGTATCGCCCAGGGTAGCAGTAGTGCCAGTAAACCCATAAGCAATAGCTTCACGAACGTGATTTATCGCCTCATCTACTGACTTGTATTTGTATACGAATGTACCTTTTGTCATAACTTGCTCCCGTTCGAGTAGTGTAGCCAGCAACACGCCAGCTACCGTAGTATAGTTCTAGTGACTTACTTCGACTGGTACTACCGCTGGAGCTGGTACGTTGATACCGCTCAGCTCTGCAATGAAGTCAGACATGCTCACGCCTTCTTTCTCTAGCTTTTTACGTACGTTCGCAGCATATTGTTTAGGGTTGAACACAGGCGCCTCGGTATCCTCTTTCAGCCAAAACGGTTCAGCTTCAGCTGTATCTACAATACTAGCCCAGTCTTCTGGGATGTCTCCGTTCTTTTTCCAGCCACCAGCATTGTTACGGGCCTTCTCAACCCACTTAACAGCGGCGTGCTTCGTTACCCAATTCTTGAATGCGTTACCACGTCCTGATTTGGGCATGGCAAGAACAAGGTCAGACAAGATGTCAAGGTCTCCCGAGTTAAAGAAGTGGTACAGGCCAGAGACAGCCACGGAGTGGATGCGTTCATCAACTTTTTACCGGCACTAGCTACCAGCTTGATAGTGGCGCGGGCTTGCTTAATAGTTAAAATAGTCATGTTAATCCCCTTATGTATCATGTTATGCACACCGGAATTGATATACATACAAATAAACAAGACAAATAAATTAGAGCTAATGCCGGATTGAATACCGCCGATAACCAGTTGTGACCCTGAATTTTACAGGGAGGGACTGGCCTTCGCTTTACTATCGTTACGAGCTGCGCCAAAGTTGAATACACCGTTGTTAGTCTATCGCCAGCCACCCTCACACAAAAGCGGGAGCAGTAACAGTCGCTAACAAAACACATATTATTGTCGCTTAAAAGAATGTAGCCTTCCAAAGATGCGAATGATTATCACTTGCGTTTAGCGATAAGCACCACAGTCAATACGGCCATCCTACAGCATGTTCCGCCTACACTATATGCATTGATAACGCTCAAAGGGCAGTAGGGGCCGCAAGCGGTAGCTGAGAGAAACGCTACACCGGAATACATTGCAGCCAGCGTGCCAACATCGAAAAAGCCTTATAAATCAATGACTTAGCACTTGGCATGGTGTGTGCATGGTAACAAAAAGTGTTACGTATCTACACAATGAGATGTTACTTATGGTAACGCGGTAACACATGGTGGGAGGTAGAAACGTGCGCGCGTAGCAAGTACTATGCCAATGATGGTAGATGGGTGTGAATGTAAAGGTGCAGCCATAATGGACAGAGTGGCATGAGTATTGCAACGGGCGAGCGGGCGCGAGGCCAGTGTACATGCATGTTTCATGCCAATGTGCTTTGATCGTCGGGAGTGCCTTATGGGGCTTAATTGTAATACAAGAATTAATAATATTGAAGGCAGTAATCATAATAATAATGCTATCGCGTGTAATAATAATAATCTTAATGCAAATCATTCGTATTCACTGTTTCATTTGATGTGTGCGCGCGTGCGCGTAAAGGAGGGCCTATGGGGGATAAGGGGGCTGCACTATATATGAATTACAGCTAAATAATATCTCGGAGAAATCATCAGATTACAAAGGGCTAATGTATTTGTATGTTTGTATGATAAACCTATTGACTTCTTGCTTCAAATATGTTATAATATAGGGGTTATGTTGATTTACGACACATAGCATTACATAGCACTAATACATACTAACCTACTTCGTAGGATACATCATATAAATATATTTAGGGGGATAGCTGTATCTCTGTGAGATGTGTACTTTATACTTGTTTACTTTAGCTGGTACCGTCCCACCACCCCAGCCTAACTCCAGTTGCCTGACAAGGTAACACTACAATCTCTGATAAGAGATGACGTACACCTGACAACTAGTTCACATACAAAGTTCCTGTACTAGGAACATTATAAGTTGATAAGGAAACCTTTCCCGATAGGGTAATACCTTCCTGACAACACTACAAGTGAGAAACACTAATGGCAAAGATTACACTTAGCAACGTGTCTTCTGGTTACAACAGACAGAACATCAATACAAACTTTGAAGATATAGAGACTGATCTACAAGAGAAAGTTTTGTATAGGGATAACCCTACTGGTGAAGCTAACCAGATGGAAAATGTTCTTGATATGAACAGCAAT